TGAAACCTTTCCTAATCATCATGCTTGGCCTATTCATATTTCTTAACTATATGGCCTACCTACAACAGATAAGGATGACTGGATAATGTTAGATGTCCTATGCTTTAACTGTGGTGGTATGTATCAAGTACCTTATGGGGTATCAAACCCTACATCCAAGTGTCCAAAATGCCAGGGTATCAAACCTCTTTAATTGCTTTATTGACCATACGGATCAAGGCCCTACGAGTTATCTTTGAGGCATCAAAGGTCTCTGTGTATCCGCTTTGAGGCATATCTGCCTTATCCAGAAAATGTCCATATCTTTCCCTTAGTGTTCTTAGTACTAGGGTTTCGACCTTTCTTGCCTTATCCCGTTCGAAAAAATGCCAATACTTAATTAGTATCCAACCCTTGGTCCTATGGCTTGCAAACCTTCTTCCGCTTATATCTGATATACCTACCTTGACAGCCTTATGTAGTGGGCTGTATAGTATATATAAGACTGCTTCATCCATAGGTTCATTATACTTGACATACCGTGGCAAATTTGATATGATTGGTTTATGATTACTAAAAAAAATAAGAAGCAAATGCACCAATACGAAGAGGATTTTGTCTTTGTCCTAGAAAACCTCAAAAATGATATCACTAGATATCTTCAGGTTGCCAAGTCTGAGGATGTATCACATAATGATATTACCAGAACCATATCTTTGATTAATTGGACTGCCAGAACAGTTGCAGAAAATAGGGATGAGTTAGAGTTTAAGATTATGTACGCTAAGGAGCAGTCATGAAAAGTTCACTTTGTGCTTATAAGCGTGGAGAGCCTTACTTTACCAGTTACCATTGGTGTAATGAATGCCCACCTTCTGATGAATACCGTGCTCTTGAAAAGCAACAAAAACTAGATTGGGCTAAGGCCAATAAGGAAAGAGATGCTGCTTGGAAGACAAAGAATGCACGAAGGATCAAGCATGACAAGTCATTGGCGGACAAGGGTTTCTAACCAATATTGCCCCTGTGGGGCATGTGGGGGTTTGTTACCTCTATTTTTCGCCGAACTCTAAACGTGATATAATAATTAGATGGAAAAGTCTAAATGTTATTTTTGCGAAAAAGAGGCAACTCATTACGATATTGTCGTAAATCACGCTAACTGGATAGTCGCTGATGTGTGTATGACCCACCTATCTATGGGTCTTGTTTCCTAAGACTTGACACTCATGCCCACATAGGGTATTATTATAGTATGACCAATCAAGAAATATCTGATCTATTAAACCAGGAATCCTATCGTATTTGGGACACAACTAAGGTTATTAAGAACCAAGACTATCATGATGGCCTTGTTAAGGGTCTAAAAATGGCTGCTCAATATGTGGCTAAACTATGATTACTAACATGGAAATCCCAGATCCATTTCAAACCTTTGTAGCCAAGAAGTATGCTAACGCTAAGGGTGCTGTGTATGACTTCTTTAGTGGTGAATGGTCTTTTAGATGTTCTACATGTAAGGAAGACTTGTTTGCTCCCTCCCGCAAAATTATGACAAAAATTCGTTTATACCATACAAGAAATGAGTGCCTAGGTGGATACTGAACAAACCTTCGACCAAGAGTTTAGTGTTGAAGAGATTACGAACGCTATAGTTAATCAGGCTAAGGCTGAGGTCAAGTCTAAGTTTGGCAACAAGAAGAGGCATAGGCAATGATCTGCAAAACCTGCGGGATGAACAAAGAAAACATTGAGTACTGGGATACCCATCAAACTATGAGTGATTACAGGGTGTGGTGTGCCAAAAGAGTGTAGTCATACTTGGTATATGCGTGAGAATGGTATACAATGTACTAAATGCTTAATTTTATGGGATAGGAGTATGGATGAAAGAGCCTAAGATAGCCCAAATGGACTGGCGTAGCCTTGGCTATTGGCCTGTATGGAAAGATGGAAAGAAAGTGTGGGTGCCTAAAGATGATAAATCATTCAACCAAGACAGAAAGAACTAAGATACTTCCATTACGATGGATCGGTAATATTTCTGGAGAGTTTGCTGGGAATCATTTAGTTAAGTGTGTTAATATGGATGAACATCAGGAGCATGGGTGGCAATATAAATACCACGCAAAAATGTGGAAGTATCTTAACAAACCTTACGAGTGGTGGGGAACCTATTACACCATAGACATGGAGGCTTGGAAAAAAGAGTTGGATCAGATCAAAATTGATATGTCTGATTCAGGATGGGACGATTATGATGAATTTGGTAAAGCATATTGGGATAAGGATAAAGAATGAGTATAGATGAAATGGTATTGAGAGAGGAGATTGCAAAGGCTATTGAGTCTCTTCCTATTGAAGAGTCTGTAACTAATGCAATTGGTATGAGAATGCTTGCAGCAAAGATTGCAAGAGGAGAAGATAATTATATGACAAGTATGTTTGAAAGACAGGAGGACTTCGAATGATTAGTGCACTATTTTTAATTCCAGCATTTATTTTAGGGTATGCTGCCTGCTATTTTATTATGACTTATAATGTTAATCAAGATTGATAACAGGCCAACCGCCTACATATTTGATGTAGATGGTACTCTAGCCAATGTAGATCCCTACCTGCACCATGTTCGTGGCTCTAATAGGGACTACGATGCCTTTCATGAGGCTTCTATAGATGCCCTGCCAAATTTGGAAGTAGTTGAGATGTTAAATAATGCTGTTGCAGATCAGCATGCTATTCTTATTGTAACTTCTCGTAAAGATAAGTGGCGTGGGCTAACATCTATGTGGCTTGCAAAAAATAATCTAAGGTCTCATGCTTTATTTATGAGATCAGACGAAGACAACAGACCAGACTATGAGGTTAAAAGAGATATACTTCACAAGATTAATAATCATTGGAAAGTTCTTCATGCGGTAGATGACAACCCAAATGTTATCAGGTTATGGGAAGATAACCAAATTCCTACTACTAAGATTGGTACGTGGGATGGAGATAAGTCTTGACTTACAGAATAGAAAGTGGTATCATTAGTATATGAGCAAACGAATTAAAAAAGTATACAAGTGTAATGAATGTGAAACTATGATCACTATTGTTACAAAGGTTCATGAACTTCCAGAATCAATTATTTGTCCATGTGACAATATATCAGAAAGTCAGGGGCAGTAATGAAGAAGTCTAACAACAAAGTATCTCAGCACAAGATCAAAAGAGCAAACAAAAACAAAAAAAGAATACAGGCTAAGCCATACCTATCAAGGTTTGAGCGTAAGCAAAAGTCAATTAGAGAAGGAATCATATTTTCTGCTTTAAACTCTTAACTAAATAAAGATTAGGAAGTGCTATGGTTGATTACGATAAGTTAAAAAAAATTCCAGATGATTTAAAGCATCACATAATTAAAGAACATATGAAAACCTACTACCATTGGACAGTTGGGTTTTTATGCTTTTTAATTGGAACATTTTTTGGATTACTAATTAAATAAGGTCTAGCACCAGTAGCCAAGTTGGTTAAGGCACCGAACTCATAATTCGGCTATTCGTAGGTTCAAGTCCTACCTGGTGTACTTGACATACCGTGCAGAATTCGGTATACTTATAACATAACTACTAACAAAGGATTAAAATGAAGAAAATTGCTTTCATACTATCACTACTTGTATTTTCTGGGGGTTTTACTCCAGCACATGCAAATGAAATTTCAAAGTATGTTAACTTTATTACACCAATTACCACAACTCAGTATGAACTTCCTTCTGCACAAGGCATATCAGAAAGAAAAGAATATGAGTTTTTAATTAGATTCTCCGATCCTGTAGGAGAGGTTAGCGTTATTAATTTAGGCCTCTACGATGCAAGCAATAAAGAAATTAGTTTTGATCAACATATGAACCTAACATTTTGGCGAGAAGCATACTCTGTAGTAGAAAGCAAAGAGTTCAGAATCTATGGATATGAGTCAAAAGAAATTAAACTTCCACTAACATTAAAAATTCAAGTAAAGTTTCTTGACTCTGCTGGAAAGTTAAGTCTGCATCAGTCATATCCAATGAATTTTATACCTAATCAGTCTGATGTCATTAAGGCTGCTGAAGAGGCAAAAGCCAAGGCAGAGGCAGAGGCAAAAGCAATTGCAGATGCTGCTGCAAAAGCAGCAATTGATGCAAAGATTGTTGCTGATGCAAAGGCTGCAGGAGATGCTGCTGCTGCTTTTTGGAACAAGGCTGCCGAAGAACTAAAGGCTAAGCAAGAAGAGCAATTAAGGATTGCGCTTGAGGCTGCTATTAAGAAAGCGATTGTTGGTAAATCATGCAGTAAGTTAAGACAAAAGCAGGTGTATGGTGGAGCAAAGTTCACATGCGTTAAGTCTGGAAAGAAGTTGGTTTGGAAACGAACCTACTAAATATTTCCTAAAATCCTGCGGGATATAAAAGGTTTACATCTGTAACTCAGTTGGTTAGAGTACCTGCCTTATATGCAGAGAGCCGAAGGTTCAAGTCCTTCCAGATGTACGATGCGGATGTTGCATATTGGTAGTGCCTCTGCCTTCCAAGCAGAAGGGGTGAGTTCGATTCTCATCATCCGCTCCAAGTCTCCATCGTCTAGTGGCCCAGGACTCTGCCCTTTCACGGCAGCAACACGGATTCGAATTCCGTTGGAGATGCTTTACCTCTGTAGTTCAGTGGACAGAACGATGGACTTCTAAGCCATGCGTCGCAAGTTCGATTCTTGCCAGGGGTACTTTATGATATAATATATTTACCTGCCCAAATGGGGGGTAATTAACTTATTCGCTTGAAAGGGGAATAACATGGTAACAAAGTACGCTATGGATCTGTTCAATGATCCTTTTTTTATTGGCTTTAACAGAGAGTTAAATCGCCTAAACACTGCACATAAAACAAACTCACAATCATATCCTCCGTATGATCTTATCAAACTAGATGAAGATACATATAAGATTTCACTTGCTGTCGCTGGGTTTTCTAAGGAAGATATTGATGTATCCGTAGACAATGGAACACTCATTATTAAGGGTGACATTGTTGAAGTCACAGATGCAGAGATAGTCCACAAGGGTATCGCAGGAAGAAAGTTCGTAAGATCTTTTGCACTGGGAGAATATATGGAAGTAACATCTGCAGAACTTAAGGACGGCATGCTACATGTCAATGTGGTTCGTATCGTTCCTGAAGAAAAGAAGCCTAAATCTATTAAAATTAAGTAGTATAATAGATAACATTCCGATATAAGACTTTAAAAGGTTTTACAACGGATGCTCCTATGAGTGGAGAGTTAGCAGGAGTTGAATCTTCGTGGCTAATAGACCTGAGCAGTCGTCTATAAACTGCTCATTTCCTATGCTACAATATAATTGTCCCACACAGGACCTTAGTGATGGATTAGTTACCCATTGGATAGAGACCGTGGCGCAAGTCAGGTGAATTGCCTGTGTGGGGCCTAACATTTGGCGGTATAATAATATCAATGACTGACAAAGAGTTGGACCATTATAATAAGCAGCAGTATAAGAAGATGCTTGCTAAGATAAAAGAGGATTCTGGCTGTGTAGATTGTGGTGTTGGTAACCATATAATCCTAGACTTTGATCACATAAGAGACAAGAAATACAACATATCAAGAATGATCCATGATGGTTTTTCATGGAAGGCTATAAAAAAAGAGATTGAAAAATGCGAAGTAGTTTGTGCCAACTGCCATAGGATAAGAACTCATAACCGTCTTGCTAGTTAAATATGGTATACTGATAGTATGAGTGATGATTCAATGATGCCAACAAGTACATACCAAGGATGCGACTGTGAGACCTGTAAACAACTCAATGTAGACTGTCCAGACTGTCCAGTGTGCTCTTCAGATAACGACTCAGAGGTTGCTATGGCTATGTATGACTCATCAATAGGTAAGGCTGATCCATGTTGGGAAGGCTACGTTCAAAGAGGAATGAAGCCAGGAGCAGATGGTAATCCAGTTCCAAACTGCATACCTGTTACAAAAACAGAGTCAATATTCTTTTCAGCAAAAGATTACTCAAAACAAACAAGAGTTACCAATCTATTTAAGGACTAATTATGCCAAAGAAAAAAGCATCAGCATTCAACCCTATTCAGATTAAAGATGGCTGGATTGTAAGACTATACAAAGATGGTCGCATTAAATCTAAAATTGCACCATATGAAGTAAAGCATAAAAAGAACTAAGCAACTGCAACCTTTTTATCTTTTCCATCAACAACTATGCACATCTTATGTAACTTAGTTGGGTTGTTATCTATATATTCTTTTATTGTTTTTAGTGTTCCTCTAAGTACATACTCATTAGGGTAGGTAAGGTTTGTACAAAAGACTGCATTTCTGTTCTCCCCAAATTTTTCAACAGCCTTATTAATAAAGTAGAAAGCACTATTTGTAGGCCAAACTTTATTAATCTTCTCCTCATTGTCTGAAGGCAGATGTAGAGGATTTTGTAATAAGAAGATCATTGGGTTATCTTTTTGAAGAAGTCTCTCCCACAAAATTTCTTCATGACCCTGCTCATTATGAGGAGGAAACTGCTCAAAAGAAAATCCATTTCCAACATTTGCAGTAATTGCAGCAGCAATAATTGTTGATGGTCCAGGAGAAACTTTTACTGGTATATTCTTTTTAACTGCTAGATAGGCAAGTGTATGTCCTGGATCACACACTCCTGGCATTCCTTCATCAGAAATAATATGAACATCTTCTCCTGACAATAGTTTATTTATGATTAAATCTTTATTGTTAAACTCACGATCATTTCCAACGGAATACGATATGTCAACAATATCTGCAGTATAGGTTAAGTTATTTTCTCTACAAAATTCAGAGAATCTGCCCTCATCTTCAACACAAATAGTTGTTGCATTTGTTACAGCATTGATAAGCCTATCGCTTATATCTTCAGGGTTTCCAATTGGAGATCCTATTAAGTATAATGTACCACTCATTAGTATATAAACTTCCTATCTTTGTTTAATTCTTTTAGAATTTTTTTCATCCTATATCTCCTAATTATTTTTTTTATGATTTTCATTTAACAATCCCCTATCTTTTATAAATTTAATAAATTGATTCTTCCAGTTAAGTTGTACTAAAAACCCTGGATGTCCATCTCTTGCATCCATATCTCCATCTTCTAACTTACCATCTTTTCTAAACTCTTCTATAAAGGACTCTGTTACACTATATAGTCGTACATAAGATTGTAAGAATATATCACAGTTTGTTAAACTTACCTGGCCAGATCCATCCCACATACCCCAAACAACTTTTGTATTTTTAGAATTACAGTACTCAAGGAATAGGTTCCAAGCAGTTAGCCATACTGGGAAAGCACGTCTGTATTCATCTAATGTTGGAAAAACATTGATATTTATTCCATGATAAGGATGACCTTCTCTTAAGGTCTTAGCCTCTTCTAGTTCTTCTTCTGTTCCTTCTGCAGCATATGGATACTGCTGAGCATATATCCATCTATCCTGTTTACTGTCCCAGTAATAGTCTCTTAAGATATTTGGATGATTTACAACAAATATGTCTGGAGATCCAAATCTTTTTTCATAATCAAGATAGGAGGATATTATTTTATGCCATCCATACCCACCCTTTCCTAGATTAAAATATCCAGAAACTTTATAATCTTTAGATAGTTCTTCATATAGCATATGGGACCAAGTTTTCTCTATTGGAGCCCCAACTCCTTCTGTATTAGAACAACCTCCAAAAACAATGTGCAACCCGTCATGATTTTTTTTAAAGTTGTCTGATCTAAAAAATTCTTTATTATATTTATAGTCAACCTTCCAGTCTTCTCTACCATCAAGAATTCTTTCTGGAGGAATCTTGTTAAAGTTGTGATACTCACCATCAAAGAAGTAACCGTATGACCTATAGTATTCATCTAAATCTCTTTTTAGGTTTACATGCTGGCTAGACCTTCCCCATGTCCCGTCTAATTCTCCAATTAGTAAATCATTTATAGCATCTTCTGAAAACTCGACATCTATCATCTTGCTATCATTTCTGGCTCTTCTTTTATGTAGGTCCATGACTACCTTTCCTTATGTATATATCGTAAAACCCTAGATTGTGTAGGGCAATAGCATCTACTTCCCAGTCTGGATTATCGTGTAAGAACTCGTTTACTGTTTGAAATGTACCGTATGGGGTATCTTCTATTATACCATCGTAGATAAGATAATCATTTAGACCAATAACTCCTCCTTCTTCTACAAGCAAAGAACAATGTTTGAGAACCTCTCTTGTCAGAAACCTATCATTTGAAACATCTATATAGATTAAGTTATATTTATTTTTTAATTCTGGAATAACCTTTGTTGCATCTCCTTTTATTGTTCTAACATTTTTATAAGAACTAAACTTATCAATAATATACTGTTCATGTGTATCTGGGGTATATAGAAGTTCATGCTTAAAACCATTACACTGGCATGATCCAAACTTTCTCCATGACCAGCACTTTAGGTCCTGGTTATACAAGTCCACAAGGTCTGCTGATTGTGCTTCAGTAGCGTCAAGGAACATCTGAACAGAGTATCCCCAAGCAACCCCTACCTCCATGTACTTTATACCTTTAGGAAGGCTTTTAGCGTACTCTTCCCTTGAAGAAAATAGTCTTGCATTGTTTAATTGCTTTTGACTAATTTTTTCAGAATCTTCTATTTCATCTATATTAATAGACCTTATAGCATCGTCTGACATAGGCCTGACAGGTCTTCTAGCCATTTATCTGTCCCTGCTTTTTGTATATTTCATCTTTGGCTAACTCAAAAAGTTCAATAGATTCTTGAAGTCTTCTGTTGTTCTTTACAATATCTAATGCTTCATAGTATATGTCTGGTTTCTTTCCTATTGGTAATGGATTATTAAATCCTGGATTACCTTTATCATGTTGGCTTATTCCCTGCCGTGCTTCTTTTAACAAGGTTGGCAAGTCTATATTCTTTACATTAAAATATTCATATTGGAAGTTTGCCATTATACTATCTACAACAAATTCTGGATTATCACATACCTGATCAAAAGTGAAGGCTTCCAAGTTTTCAATATTTTTAATAATTGAACCAGACCACCTTTTATACACATTAAACTCACCGTCTACAAGTTGATCTAATGATGGCAAACTGTTATTTTCATGTGGCATAGACACACCCATAGTCCTTGTGTTTCCAAATCCACCAATAGTTTTTGTTACAACTGAAGGTATTATCTCTAGAGGGCTTCTAAGTATTGTTGTTTGAACCACATCTGGGAACTTAGCAAGAAGTGTAACAGGAACATTCTCACGTATTATGAATTGACTGTGAATCTCTCCCATTGAAATATTATTATCAAAATTAACTGACTTTAATAGCAAATACTGAAGCCAGGCATGACCAGACCTTGGGGCACTATTTATTAAAACTCTTATATTTTTCATTTTCACAATTCTTTAATTAGATACTTTTCTTGGCAAGCATCTCATAATACCTATCATAATGAGCAGACAGATCTACCCAAGACACATCCATATCTTCATAATATGGAGATGTTTTACTTGAAACAAGNTANTCTTGACCAGGAATATCCTCTAAAACCTGAATATAGTCTTCTTTTGACTTAACTCGTAAACCAATATANTCTCCTAAAAATTTACAAACATCGTAAGGCCTTTCAATCAAAGTATTGTAGTCTATAAAGACATCAGCATGCTCTGTCATATAATCAAAGAAATAGTTATATCCAGTTATATTCGTTAAGGCTCTTTCGTGTTTATGCTCTTCCCAGTCAAAGTCTTTTATTCGGTTAACTGCGTGATGCTTTGACATTGTGAATCCTGATTTTAAAGTTTCTTTTGGATCTCTTATTATTGTGATTACCTTTTTATCCCCAGACCATCTTGGAAAATGTGTTTTTTTAATTTCAAATCCTGTTAATTGCTTTAAATAACGGTGCAAAAAATGTGATCCAGTTCTTGGATAGGTGATTAGCAAAAAGTTATCGTCGAATTGTTTATTTCCTAGCATATATATAGTATACCATAGCATGGTATAATTGAATACGGAAGGTTGGTAAACACAATGGATCAACAAAGAATGCAAAACGCTGCTGAAGGATTTACTCAAGACCAGGAAGGCAATAGATACGCTTTTGAAAGCGTTGCGCCTGGAGTTCACCTATATAGAAATGTATGGCCAAACTCAATGGAGACAATGAATAGACTTTTAGACAAAGATTTTTGGGAAGACAAAGATGGTAAAGATGGAGCAAAGAAGTGGGTACGTGAAGATTTTTTTGATGACCTAGAATATACTAAGGAAAATGGAAAGCAGTCAGACACATGCTGGCTGTGGCAACATGAAGAAGCCAATGATGCTTTTCGTGGAATACTCGACTCCTATTGTTTTCACTGGAATATTGATCCAAAAAGTAGAGAGTCTCTAAGAATTTCAAGATTTTCCAATGGCGAGTTTTTTGGTGCACATAGCGACGACTCATATGCAACACCAAGAACTGTCTCTTTAGTGTATTATCCAAATGATGATTACGAAGGAGGAGAACTAGAGTTTATTCACTTTGGAGTTACAATAAAACCAAAGGCTGGAGATCTTCTCGTTTTCCCCTCTGGATATTCATACGAACATAAAATTCATGAAATTAAAAGTGGCAATCCAAGATGGACAATTGTTTCATTTTTATTCTTTGGAGAAGATGATGAGTCTGCACTTAGAAGATCAAAACTAAAAGTGTTTCCATATAAACCAGAATTTAAAAAACTTTTTTAAATAGAAAAAGGGGGCCGAAAGGCCCCCTAATTCTTTTTAAACTACTTTACTTGGTTAGTTGTCTTGCCTCCGCCAGATGACTTCTTTGCAGGAGCCTTCTTTGCGGTCTTCTTAACAACCTTTGCAGACTTAACTGCTGCATCTACCTCATCTACTGAAGGCATCTTTCCAAATGCAGTATCTGAAGGGTTGGCTGCTCTCAATACAACGGGCACAAGTGCTCCAAGTAGTGAGTATGCTAGTGTCTGTGGATCTGTAACTCCAGATGCATACATTGCTGTTGCTGCTCCAAGAACTGATCTTCCGTATGACGCTAGTGCTGCTTTAATTTGTTCATTCATTTTTTCCTCCTAGGAATTGTGTTGCTTGACTATAATGTAAATCACACAGATCAACTATTCTACTTTCAGAACTTGCCCAAATCTGCGTACTTTCGTCCTCGCACAACTCTTCCTCACACATAAACATGTTGAGGTTTTTAGTATGCTTTAGGGCGATCATTACTCTATTCTATCATAGTCTTCTGGTAGCAGTTTCTTTAGTTCTTTGTATGCCCCAGAAATTTTCTTCATTGCGTTATAGTTTGGCTCAGCACCCATAAGGTCCCCATAAGTATCAAAATATAATATCTCAGGCTCTACATCACTAACAAACTTATTTAATGATGACTGGACATCATCTATATATTGGTAAGCCCAATCTCTTGAGTCTGAAATAAATTTTAAGAAAGCCTCCTGATCCAGATTGCTCCTATTTTTATTTATTTCTTGCAACTCTGTCAACTTTTCTGACACTATTGTTTTATCTAGGTGTGCTTTTATCAACTCTAATGTTACTGAAGATATCTTAAGCCTTAGTTTAATGTTTTTATAAACCAAAAAGAAAAATACAAAAATAAAAATTACAAATGCAAAAAAATCAAACATTTTTAATTTATCTCCCTTACTTCGAAGTTGCCCCATTTTGCTGCCCTAACAAAAACAACATCTCTCAAATGTTCATCTGTGTCTTCTAGGTGATGCCAATCATTTATGTGATAATTTTTTGACTTTTCTAAAGCATCCTCTTCTGATTCTGCGTTTACTGGCAATTCATATACATCTCTTATTGTTGATGTAACTATATACTTCTTGCTTCCAGTTCCAAAACCGTCCAATCCATCTTTATACTTAAATGTTTCAACTAAAAATTCACCATCTACAAGTTTGTAATTTTCGTTTCCAATAAACATAATTATAAACCTTTTTTCTAAAGTATGTGTACTTCCAAGCATCTCTATTTTGCAGACATCTGAAAGACAGACAATAGAAGTTATCCCAGAATCAGAAGGTTCATCTGTTATTGTGATATTTTTTTTATATTTAAATTTTGCCTTAACAAGTGTTAGTAGTCTTTCTCTTATATCTTTTTTATTGCTAATGTCTATGTCTTCAAGTGGTAAACTAGATACTAAAAATAAATCATCAGTGATCCAGGTTCCAGCACTTCCATATTTTAGAATAAACTCTTTCAAAGGTCTTT